CAAAGCAGTGACCGGACTCATCAAGGAGATGAGACGGAAACCGAAGAAGAGGAAGTGAGCAGGGGTTCCGGCCAGACCTAGGGGCCGGAACCCCATATCTCCGATTATGCCATGGGACATCATGAGAACGGAATCGATAGTCAGCGCGGTGTTCGCGCTCGGAACCGCCGCCAGCGCATGGTTCGGCTGGCCGTTCGCGCTCACCGCCGGATGCGCCATCGTCAGCGCCGTCTTCGCGCTCATCGCCGGAAGGAAGGACTGACATGACCATCAAATACCTGAGCGTCACCGACGTGTCCAAGCGCCTCGGCATCAGCACCGCCGCCGTCAGCGCCTACAAGCTCCCCCAGCCGGACGCCCTAATAGGCCGCACGCGCGGCTGGCTGCCAGAGACCATCGACCAATGGAACGCGCAACGCCCCGGACGCGGAGTCGGCGGTGGCAGGCCGCGCAAGCATCCGGCGGAGTGACGTCCGCCCCGGCGCTCATCCGCGAGCGCCGGGGCGGTTTTGTTGTTGGAGGTTGGATGTTGTCAGTCTTGGATCGATGGGTGGCACTGTGCCGTGTTCAGGTATTTGATCGAGACTACATGGTGGATCTGGGCTCCTGGCATTTTTTCCTTGGCCGCGTTCCCCTTGCGTAGGGATTGCGGATAGTAGGGGCCGTCCTCTCCGCTTCTTCCGAGGCCGATGCACCAGACTGTGTTTCCCATGTAGAGGCGTATCCGGCTGTTGCCTGATTCGACCACCATGGATGCGTCGTTCAGTGCGAATGCGCTGGCTATCACGTCGGTCTTCCTCGCGAGCCATCGCGCGTCTCCGGTGGGCGCGACCCTTTTCACCGAGATCCCATGGCCGGACAGGAGGTCGGTGTACAGGCGTCGGGCGGGAAGTCTGCGGGTGCGGTTGTCGTCGGCGTAGTATTCCAAGCCGCATAGGTGGGCGAAGTTCGAGGCCTTCCATTGGATGTCCAGCGTCATCCCGTCGTCGCACGCGATTCTCGTGATCGTTCCGACGAGATTGGCGTATAGTCGGGCTGCCTTTCGGGCCTCGCCAAGCATCCGCCGTTTCGCCTCGGTCACGTTCACGCCCGGAATCCTCCCAGAAAATTAAAAGAGGGGCACCGACCAAGCGCCCCTCCGAAGCCGTGTGGCTGATCTTTTTACAGTCTTCTGCATGACTAGCGTCCCGTTTGCGCGGGAAGGGTCACGGCTCCGGTTGGTCTCAACCGTCTGGCCCAGCCGTTGGGCGAGACATCCAGCTCTCGCTGATGGCGCATCGACTCGCCATCGGATGCCTGCGGCAGCCAGCCACACGCTTCGAACCCGAAACCCTGCCCACCAGCAAAGCAGGTCCGGGTCTCAAGTTCGATTGCAACGATACCCCATGACGGCGGACATTCGTCTCGCCGTGAGCGTGATCCAGACGGTATTCGCACAAAACCACCGGGCCGCCGCGACGGCGGCGGACGACCACGCAAACACGCCGAATAACAAGAAAAGCCCCTCCCCCAGCATCAGCTGAGAGAGGGGCAAATGTTAGAAAACGGGTGTAAAAAATTCCACGGACACTATAATTCCGCAAATTTTTCCACACCCGAGGTTGAGTTTCCGGCGCGAGGTTGAGTCTCACGGCTGTCAGGCGTTGCGCAGCGGATTGTAGGCGACGCCGAAACCGGACGCAACGACACCGGCAGCGGTGGAAATGAAACCGCCCACCTGCGCATCACCGAACATCATGAAACCCAAACCGACGATGGACGCGGCCAGAGAGGCCACGTAGATGACGGTCCTGACCGTATCGTTGAACACCGGCCTGTAACCACCGGAATCCTTGTAGTCGTCGGAAAGATCATCCACGACCGTCTCGACCGTGGAACGCGCATGCTCAGCCATTTAATTCCACCTTTCATTTCAGGCTTTGACGAGATACCAGGTTGACTTGTCCGCTGGTGCCAGCGCGATGTAGCGGATGGCGCCGGAATACGCCGCGTAGCGGCCCCAGATGTAGCCGTCAGCGACCGTGCCCCAATGGTCCAGATTGACGGTCTGTCCGTTGGAATAGGTGGCGACCACATTGCCGGAAACACTCGGACGGTCGCGCACGTTGAGCCCGTCCACGGCCACACGGTACGTGCCCGGCAGCACGTTTGCGGCGGACGATGCCGTGGCGGACTGCGTCGGCTGGACGGTGGGCGCCGGTGCCGTAGCGCCGGTCATCCTGTCATACCATGCCTGGGCGCGAGCCATGTAGGCCGCGTTCTGGGCTCCGGCGATGGATGCGGGGCAGGCGGTCGAGGAGAAATGGCTGTGCGGGAACACGTTGACGCCCCACTGCGGGCGTCCGAGGCCGTAATGCTTGCAGAGCGCGGCCACGAGGTGCGCGCCATTGTCCAACGTCGCCTCGCTCAACATCCACGGGTCGGCCGAGATGTCGGCATGCTCCACGCCGATGGACGTGAGGTTCGCATTCCAGTCGCCCGAATGCCATGCGGTGTCCGTATCCCAGACGAGCTGCGTGATCCTGCCGTCAGCCGCCGCCTGATAGTGCGCGGAAGCCTCACGGGTCTGCCACACGTCGTAGCAGCCCTTGCCGGTCAGGTTGCCGCCATTATGATGCACGACGATCTTATCGATCTTGCATCCCTGGCGTCCTTTGGTCATGTGGGTGGAGAGGATGAGATTCTCGTCAGCCTCCAGATTCTCCCATGATTTCATATTTTTTCCTCCTTTTTGATGGTTTTACGCCACTGCGAGCGTCCATATCATGACGGCCATCTCCAGTAGTCGCAGGAGCGGCAGCATGAGCAGGACGACGCAGACGAGCGTGAACGCGGCCAAAAGCAGCGTCGTAACACAGGTGAGCCAGACCGGCACGTCATGGCCCCGCCACAACAGCCACGCCACCGCAAGCAGCAGCGCGACGAACACGGCGGCAACGGACGTCAAAGCGAGCATGCTGGCCGTCATTGCCTGTCCTCCAAGTATTTTTCGGCTGCGTTGACTATCCAGCATTGCGCGTCCAATTTCTCAAGCTTCGCCAACTCGTATCGGACGGCCTCGCTATGGTCGGTCGTGCGGTCGCCGTACATCAGTGAGATCAGCGTGTTTTTGATGGTGTCACGGCAGAGTTCGTCCATGCGCTCGTCGAATTTCTCGGTGCGTTCGCCAAGCTGCCGTGTCTTGGCGAAATGCTGCGAGAGCGGCGAATCGTATGGCAGCCGTTCCGGTTGCACGTGCGCGTACAATCCGGTTGCCAACGTGTCCAAAGCGCCCGGCCAGACTTTAAGTCCGAGCGTGATGAGGGCGCACGCACCACCCACTCCCCCGAAACCGGCTAGAAAATTCTGCAGCACATTACATCTCCTTTACAGGAAAGCCCCGCACGTGGCGGGGCTGTGGTTTGTTTAATACGGGTGGTCCTCGGCGGCGAACACGAGCGGCAATCCGGCATTCTGCAGTATGTCCACGAGCGAACGGTCATCGAAACCACACAGGCGGATCAGCACCGTCACTCCTACAGGCATCTGCACAGTCATATTCTTGATGAGGCCGATGAGATACGAGCCGTCCTTCTTCTGCCACACGACGTTCGCCAGCCCATCAGGCCGTGGTGTTGGCGGATTCAGCCAGCAGCCCTGTTCCACTTCGCCGGTGACGGTTATCTCACAGCCCTCGTCGGTGATCTTCGACGAGGCGGTCATCCCAGCAGGAGCCCACGGCACCACCGGATCACGGTCCTTCAGGGTCGGCGGATCGTAGAGATTCCTGATTCTCACGCCGCCACCCCCAAACCGAGGGCTAGTAGATTGCCGTATCCTTGTCGAAGCAGCTGACGCCGACCGCCTGGAGGACAATCCAATCGTCGTCCGAGAAGATTCCTCGGCATGCGAGCAGGACCTTCGCACCAGCGCCCATGAGCAATCCTTTGGTCCACAGGTTTTTGTTCTCCGTGATTGCCAGACCGCCGCTGAACGTGACACCGTCGCTCGTCGGCTCCACACGCCCCTGCACATCCTCGATGACAGCCGAACATATGTATCCGCCCGTCAGCGGTGGAAGGACGATGTTGCCCCACAACCGCAAGAGCTGATTGTCCTCGGTCGCCGTGTAGGTCTGCCCTTCCACGGTGCCGGGGAATGAATTGCCGTTCGACAGGATGGTCTTGGTGGTTTTCGCCGGATTCCGCACGATCATCGCCGATCACCCGCCTTGACGGGACTAGTACGGCGCGGTCTGCGCGGTGAAGAAGCCCGGAAGCCCCCCCCCCGAAGTGAGAGCGTACGTGTTGGCGCGTTCCACGATGACATTGCTGATTGTCACACCGGTCTGGTTTGGCCGAATGCGAACACGGTCTGACTTTTTGAATGTGAAAGTCGTCTGGACGTGACCAATCTTGCCGGAAGAGAAAAGGGGGTTCCAGCCAGAATCGAACAACATTACATTAATGCCGGTTTGAGTCCCACTGTTTTGAATGTCAGCCGCGAAAACATAAGTGCCAGCCTCAAGATTGTCGATTGCGACATCATAATCGCCGTGACTGATGTTGCCTGTCCCATCATTGACCAATGGCGTCAATGGTGACGGATACCGGTTAATCCTCTGCATGATTCTCCAATTCCTTTCCGGTCAAAAGCTGCCAACCATCCCATTCCCTGCGCCACACCTCGCGGATACGGTCGAGCAGGAAGCACATGACATTCGCGTCGTCGCCGACTGCGCCCGTGTAATACTTGAGGCCATTGTGGAGTTTTTCGGTGCGGCACCACAGGCTGCCGACCGGAACCGTCGAAGGCTTGTCAGGCTGGACGAGGATCTGCTTGGCACCCAAAGCCTTGCCGCCTTCGCCAATCGACACGTGGCAAGCGTTGAACGCGTCCTGTTTGAGGACGGCAAGGAAATTCGAAGCGTCGGAAACGAAGCTCACCGTGCCGCCATTGATGCTCGCCACGGTGGAGTCCGCCGTGGAAAGCGTCAAAGCGGCGTCCTCGATGTGACCGTCCGCGAAAACCTTCTGAGCGGCCACCTTAAGCTCCGGGTGGTCACTGTAGAGCGCCTGGGAGGTGAAGTTCACCGGTTTGAGCCACACGTCCACGAGTGTTTCGGCTGCTGGCGGCCATACCTGCACACCGTTGTAAAGCGCGTTCAAGAAGACCGGCTGGCCGTCCACGTCGATGACGGGTTCGCCCACTCTCGCGCCGTTCAATAGCACGCCCATTGTCAGGCCTCCTGCGAACCGTCGGCTGCGGCATCCGTGGTGTCGGGCGTGGATTCGGCCGTGGTCTCGGCCTTGTCCTCGACGGTCACGTCGGACGCCTTATCCTGCACGCTCTTCACAGCCTCGTCAATAGCCGTCAGAGCCTCGGACGCATGGGATTCCACCACCGTCTTCGACTCGGTGATGCTGTCGGCCACCGCCGTCACCTGCGCGCTGGCGGCCTGTGAAGCGTCGGACGCGGCCTGAGCGGCATTCGCAGCCTGCACGCTCGCCTCCTGCGCACCGGCAGCCGAAGCCTGCGCCGCATTAGCCGCCTGAGCAGCCGCAGCCGACTGCGACTCCACCACGGCACGAGCACCGGTCAAATCCTCAAGAATCTGGGAAGCCACCGTCTTAGCCTGACCCTCCGGATAAAACACCATCTGACCCGGATTCGCCGCCGACATGGCCTGCGCCTCCTGCAAGCTGGACGCCAGCAGGTAGGTCAAAGCCGCACCAGTGTTAAGCGCCGGAGCCAAAGTATCCGAATCCACATCGACCAGGTCCGCGAACTCCACGGCCGTCGCGCTGTCAGGCACGGTCACGTAGCGTCGGAACTTCCACAGGTCCGTGTCCAGTCCGATGGTGACCTCGTAGCAGAAGGTGTTGTCGGTCGGTGGAACCGTCACGGTCGCCTTGCCTTTCGCGTCGAGTGCGACTTCGAAGCCTTCCCGCACGACGATGCGTGAGTCGTTGCGGAAGCGTTCGGTTGGAATCACGCGCACGGTGGCGTTGGACAGGTCGACGATGCCGCCTGCGCTAGGTTTGCCGAAGTCGAAATTGATCTTGGTCATCCGTGTCCTCCTTTAGAACAGTGGTTTGAAAAACGGGTGGAAAACCCACAGGTCGGAACGTTTCGCCGGAACGATGCCGACTGTGGGTTTTCACAAGGTGAAAGGTGAGAAGAATGCTGTTGGGAACGTTCGTGGATGATGTCTGGTGGCCGTCCTGCGCGAGGCTCCGTGAATGCACAAGAGTGGGCTACGAGTCGGCCTACCGCTGCCACATCCAGCCGAAATGGGCTGGCGTCGACATGGAGTCGATCACCGCGAACGACATCGAGGAGTGGCTTGGCTCGTTCAATCAGGCCGGCGCCGCACGCAAGGCGTGGGCCGTGCTGCGGGCGATACTCCGACTCGCCTATCGCAAGGGAGTCACCGACAATGACGTGACACGTCGTGAAATCAGACTGCCGCACCTGCGGCGGTATGAGCCGCGCGTGCTTGACGTCAGACAGGTAAGACAGCTGCTCAAAGGCTTCTACGGTCACGCGTTGGAAGCCTGGTTATTGGTCTCCGTCTGCGCGGGACTGCGCCGATGCGAGTCCGTCGGCATTGAATGGGCCGACTTGGATTTACGCCGGGGAACCGTGACCGTCAAAAGGTCAGTGCAATGGGTCGCTGGACATGAAACGGTCACCGACCCGAAGACCGACCAGAGCCGACGGACGGTCGCACTACCACGGTTCGCAGTCAAACGGCTCGCGCAATTGCGCCACGGCAGAACCGGCAGGCTGGTCGGCGATCTGAACGCCAACCAGGTGGCAGCTCATTACACGTCATGGTGCCAACGCATGAAACTCCCCTGCGTGCCGCCAAGGAACCTCAGGCACACCTTCGGCACTCTGGCAATCGCTGCGGGAGCCGATATCTCAGTGGTCGCACGCCAGCTCGGTCACAGCGACATCAAGACAACCGCCCGCTACTATCTCCGCCCCGATTTGTCCGTGCTGAGAAGTCTGCAGCGGGCATGGGAAAGACTCATCATCGGAGCCGCGTAGCTTTCCGTAACCCTTGAACGGCAGATCTGGCATGGGCCTTACGGAATGACGGTACATCTCGCCAAGGTCGGCATGATGGCTTTCGCTTTTGGCAACACGTCCTTCACGTCCGACATCAATTCCAACGGCCAGATCGTGCATGAGACGATGGACGCCGGTTTTCTGCCGGAGGATGAAGGCGCGATACTGCTGGAAGGTGTGAACGGGCAGCATGGAGCCTTGTCCTTCGACTCTGGCGGCAAGGTCACGGTCAGCGGCAGTATGAACAGCGGCTATTATTTCCGCGTCTGCGGCTGCTGGCCGGTGAAATAGCTTTCCGTAACCCTCACATTTGGCAACGGCAACGGCAACAGTAATGGCGGAATATACCCAATCGGTAAGGTATCTAGCCCAAATGCGATCAAGTCCTTGAATGGCAGAGCCACACTGTCGTCCGGAACGACAGTGGCGATTCCATTCATCCACCCGTCATACCTGCAACGTTCGGTCCAAGTATCGATTGCACCTGATGGGACAGTCAATCTGCTCGTTGGTCCTGAAATTACTGTCACAGGTGGAATCGTGGAAATCCATTTTTAATAGCATTCCGTAACCCTCACGAAGACAAACCCTAACTGGGACGTGGATTATCGCACCGCGTTTGTTGGCGGGATGTTGATCGTCGCGTTTCATGCCATTCGAGTCAACACGGACTGGAATGCCGCGAGGGAATGGGAGTCGTCCAATCTTTTCAGGCTTCCGGCTGGATTGGAGGCCGCGTTCGAGGTGCATTGCGCCGCGGTGTCCAATTCGAACGTGGGGCTTCATGGCGTTGAGGTGCAGACCGCTGGCAACGAGATCGTCCTTCGCTCGTCCGCGAAGATGACGATCGGCAAAGGCGGTTGGGTCGAGGGCTGCATCACGGTGCCGCTTGATCGTTGATTAGACGATCGGATAGCAGAGTGAGCCGACGCAACCCTGATTGCTACCCGCGGCTCCCATGTTCGCGCATCTGATGGTTCCGTTCGGATTGACGACGAGCATTCTCGCCGTCTGCCCGTTCGAGACGCACACCATCGCATTGACTTCGACCGGAGGGCGCAGTTCGACGGGCAGCACGTATTCGCATTGCACTGAATCCCAACTGCCATTACCGATATTGCCGGAGTATTTGACCAGCATCATCATGCCGGCGCGGATGACCGTGAAGCCCTTCGCGTTGTACAGGGTTACGGAAAACTATTCCGTCATCCAACAGCCGTGCGCCGTGGAGTAGGCGGATTTCGGGTCGCCCAGCATCTGCACCTTTCCGTCGCGCATGACAAGCAGGCTGAAACCGCAGGACGGAAACGCGATGATGCTCTGATCGGCGAGCGGACGGAACGTTTCTGGGATGGTCTCAACCGCCGTCGAGTAGTTCTGCTGTCCACTGCCGTCGAACTTGACGTTGCCGTTGACCGTGACGACGCGTCCGACCCGACACAGAGTGAGGCGGCTGGATGTGTACGGCGGCTTCCATGGCTGGGTTACGGAAAACTACTGCTTCGTGTCGAAGACGTGGACGGTAACAGCAATGCGATAGCTCACCTGTGTACTGCCTGCGTTCCATGCGACAATCTGGAATCCTTTTGCCGAATGACTGTTCGTGATCATCGAGATGTTGTTGAACGATGGGACTTTGTTCTGATTGTTGTTCATCAACTGCAATTCGACGGAGTATGAATTCCAGTTTGCCGCTTCGATCGGCAGCTTGATGTCTATTGACGTGTTCGTATTCGGTTTGAAAATCATGCTTGCGACGAAGTAGGCGTCATAGCCTCTAGGTCGCGCGACTACGACCCATTCACCCGACTGGGTTACGGAATCCCACAAAGCCCCCCTCGGCGTGAACAGGCGTACCGGCGTACCGACCGTGATGCCGTCAAGCGGGATACGCCAGAGCGGCATGTACGCGTCAACCGCGCCGGACAATATCTTCCCGGACGGAATGGTCGGGTCAGCGGCGGCAGTCGCATTCGGCGAACCCTTCAACACGGTCAATGCCACATTCTCATTACCGGTCTTGGAATCTCGATGGTAATGCGCGCAGATGATGTCATTGCGTTTCATGCCCTGCGACCCGTTAGGAATCGTCACCGATTCCGCCGCCGTGATATGCCAGTCCAAGCCCTGGATCGACGCGCAGCCGGTGCCGACCGTCGCCCTGTTGGACGAACTCATGGAGCATTTGAACGTGTCACCCCAGTCGAACACCACGTCGGACTTCGAGAACTTGGCCTGATGGATGATCGCCTTGTCCTCGCTTGAGATGTGTGCAACTCCGGCCTTGCCGTCAACCAGTTCGATGGTCACTGTCCAACCTCCTTCAACCATGCTTCAAACGAAGCGTCATCCTTCTGCACGAACGTCATGAAAGACGTATTGCATTTGGAGCACAATTCGTAGATGTCGGGCGTCACATCCTCCGCGATGCGGGTCGCCTTGCCAGACGAATACCGGCGCACGGTGAACCATTCACGCGCCTCCGTATCGCCAGCGGCGACATAAGCGGTCCTACCGCACTTGTCGCACACGTACTTCGAATAACCATCAGACTTCACTATCCAATCCTTTCAAACGTAAAACAACCAAGCGAAGGCAACTGCCGCCAAGTCCCGCCGAAATCAACGGAAGGGTCAACACCAGTCGTGTTCTGGACCACATAGCCGACCGGAAACACAACCCTCCCGGAAGCGCCGTCGCCGACGTGCGCGCTGATGACACCGTCCACGCTTACGATCGAGGAACCGTCCACCCTTACGCCACCCAGCACGTCCGTGGACGCCTTCGGCAACGTGTAGGCGTTCGCGCCCCGTTCGACCGAAGCGAGCTTCGACCGTTCGGAATCGGTCATCATGCCCGATTTGGCATTGTCGGCCACGGTCTTGGCCGCATCGGCGACGGTCTTCGCATCCTCGGCGGTCTGATTCGCTTTGCCGATCTGCGCCGCGAAACCGGAAGCCGTCCTGTCCGCTGACTCGGCGACCTGCCTGACGGCATCCAAATCTTCGGAAGCGACCTCCGCGTTGATCGTGCCGCCAGAAATCGATAGGCCGCGGCCAGCCGTCAAAGACACGCCACCGCCAGCCGAACCACCGGAAGACGAAGAGGAAGAGGAAGAACCGGAATAGTTCGCATTCGCCGACTGCACCGGCAGTCCGACCTCGAACGTCGAAGTCAAAATCCCGGAATCGATTTTCACGATCCGTTTCGTCACCACGGCGGTGACGTTGACGCCGGAAGTCTGATCCGTCGCGACAATCTTGTCATCCACACGCAGGCCGTCGCCGACCTCATCGGACAACGTCACTTCGACCGATCCTCCGGTCTGCAATTCCTGCAGATGCTTCTTCGTCTCGGATTGCAGCGTGCCCAGATCCGCGTTGGAATAGTCGTATGTGGCGCATACCTCATCGGCGCCTACGAGCGTCTGCGTCTGACTCACCACGCCGGTTGCATCCGCGAAATAATTAACCACTAGACGGTTCTTGAGCTCCTGCGAGCCAAGGCCGATGAGATGATTCACCGCGCGACGGTTAGTCTCGGCCTTGAAATCCACCAAGTCAGAATCGATCGTGTTGTCGATGATGCCAACCGGCGTGATGCCAAGCAGGATGTGATTATCCTTGGCTTGGAAGTCGAGGCGTCTGCCGCAGGATGCGAGCAGATTGCGGAATCCTGTGTAGGCGTCCACGTAGCGTGGGTTTTGAAACATCCAATTCGACAAAGTGGAAGCATCGGAGGAATCGACGGTAAACACCGAATCCAAACTGATGCGCTTCAAAAGGTTTTTGAGGATGTCAGGCAGCTTGCCGGAGACGGTAAGGTAATCCTGATTCGCGTCCGGCTGCAATATCTTCGCCGCCAACATGCCAGTCCACGATTGGCCGATCCACGTGGCCGTGGACACGCCACCGGAAACAGCCACACGACGGTCGACGATCCGGCCGCCCACGTCACTGCCGTCAATCCAGAAATACCAGCCACGTTCAATTTCCGGCGCAGACGGATCATCGATGGTCAGCTCGAAATCGTTTTCGTCCGTGCCGCAAGCCCAATCCAACGTCACCTGCGATACGCTCGCATGTGGCGTCAGCTTGCCGTCGGCGAGGATAACGTCAGCCAAGGCACACCTCCAGAAACGTCAAACATGGTCAAATCGATGCCATAATTGCCGGAAACCGTCAACAGCGAATCTCCTGCCGGTATCGGCTCGAAAACATATGAGCCGCTTCCACTGCCGTTGCCACGAACGCCCTTGTCGAAAACATCCGAAACGTCGCCGTTTTCGGCTGTCAGCGTTATCGTCTTTCGCAATCCGGTGGCCGACAGTGACATATGACCGCCTTCCGGCACTGTCACATCAACCGCGTAAGTGTTGCCGCCAATCTGAAAAGACGGGTTGACGCAAGGGCCGAAAATGACCGCAGTGAACTCAGCGGCCTTGCCGGTCGGATTATTCACCGTCAAAGCGATCTTCGACGGAGCCAAATCGGTCGGCAAGTCCAGTGGAAAGTCAATCTGCGAGCCGGTGCCTGCCGTCATCGGAAAGAAATGCTGCACCGGCAGCGCGCGACGCCAGACGCCATCGCACAATACGACCGTGTAATCAGTCTGCGCATAGGCCGGCCAGGGCACCAGACCGAGCGAAGAACCGACGACATAAGCTTGTTGCGTCCATTCGCCATCGACCGTCAACGTGCCAGGCCGGACTGCCTGCACGTCAGCATCGAAGGCTGTCTGCACCACGTCCAATCTTGACGGATCCGTGGTGCGGACGGTCATTTTCGCCGTCGAAGCGTTCCGGCTCACCGATTTGATGCCGCGAGTGGCCAGCGTGTACGTCCATGCGTATCCGCGCATTTCCTGCAGGTCAGCCACCCACAAATCATCGGCGTTGAGGTCGATGACCGTGCCATCATGCGACGTGTACTTAAGCTCGCGCATATTTGCGGATCAACCTCCCCAAGTCACGGTCGCTGACCGTCGAATCATCGGACGCGGCGCTGATAATCGCGCCAAGATCATTGTGCAGGCTGGTTATCGCCGCCACCACGGAAGCGGTATCAACCTGTACGCTGACCTGATTGCCTGTCATCTGATTGGCTGTGGCAAACACTTCACGTGGAATCTTCCGCTCGTTCAACAAGCGCATGTTATCGACGCCGTAATAAGCCGTGGCCGCAGCATTGTGCGTGTACTCGCCCGCGGTGAGACGAGCGTTGAGCAGATACACGCTGTCGCTCAACCCGTTGCCGGGCGCCCACGCCGGATCCACGTAGCCGGAAAACATGCCGCCGCCTGCGAACTGCTGGAAGTGGCCATCGGCGAACATTCCACCGGTATAGCCGCCCACCTTCTTCGTCTTTTCCGTGACGGTGAAGCTCTTGTCCGCGATCTTGAAGTTGTTGATGGAGCGGAGCACTGGAGTCGCCTGGTCGTTGACCGATGCGGCGCTCTTCTTGTCGTTCAGCTTCTTGCGGTTGACGGCGTCTACCTTCGGTCCGGCCTTGTCGGTCGAATTGAGGGTGTTCTTCTTGTTGTTGAGCCTCTTCGCGTTCGCGGCGTTCGTCTTCGGCGTTGCCCTGTCGGTGGAATCCAAGGTGTTGCGCTTGTTTGACAGTTTCTTCGCGTTGGCCTTGTCTACCTTCGGCGAGGCGTTGTCCTTCGCGTCGAGTCTGGCTGTGGCTTTCTTTCCGTTGAGCTTTCCGATGTTCTTGGAGGCGGTGTTCGTCTTCTTGGATGCCTTGTCGGTCGCGTCGATGGTGGCGTTGACGTGTTTCTTGTTGAAGTCGTCCATCATCTTCTGCGCCTTCTTGGCGCTGGCCGTGGCCTTCTTGTCGTCGGCGTCGAGCTTGGCCTTCGCTATCTTCTTGCTGAATTTGTCAAGGTTGGTTTCCGCGCCTTTGGTCTTCGACTTGGCCTTGGAATCGTCAACGTCAAGCTTCGCCTTGTTGTTGTCGGCGGTCATCCTGATATTGTCGATGGAAGCCTTGATGCTGTCGGAACTCAGACCCCAACGGTCTGCCAAGGCGTTCGCGGCCTGTTCGCTCATGCCCGAGGCTTCGGCCTGCCGGATGATCGCGTCACGAGCATCCTGCAGCACGCCGTTCGCACGCTCGATCTCGCCGCTGCTGAAATTGGTGTTCTCACCCTGCTTGAGAATCTTCTCCGCAGCATTCTGGGCGCTGCTGGCGATGTCCTCCAAAGCCTGCTTGGTCTTGGTGCCCTTCTCGGAAAAACGGTCAAGCAGATTACCGTTCTGGTCGAACACCACGCCATTGTCCTTGCAGGTGTCGGACAGTTCGCCGATCTTCTGGTTCAGCTGGTCGACCGCCTGGTCTGCAGTCAGGTTGCCGGACTCCAAACCAAACAGCGCCTGAACCAGATCGTCGATTTGGCTTGACGCATCCGAAGCGGAAGAGCCAAGCTCTTTGTTCGCGCTGGCAGCTTCCTTCGCTGCCGATGCGGACTTTCCGTCAGCGTCCACGGCGTCCTTGGACGCCTTCGCCTTCTGCTTGGTCTGCTCCTTGGCTTCCTGATATGCCTTGGCCTCGTCCTTGATGCTGTCGCGCATCTTCTGGGCCACGGCCATCTGCGAATGGCCTTGCTTGCCGTATTCCTTCAGCGCGGCGTTGACCTTATCGGCCGCGGCCTTGTTGCCCATGGCGGCGCTGGTCATGTCGGTCAGGCTGATTTTCGCCTCGCCCATCCAGTGCGTCATGTCCGCGCCGGCGAAATTCATCTTCTGATAGGCGGAGGCGATTGTTTCGCTGATGCTGCTGCCGGATTCCAGAGCCGACTGCAATTGCTCCGTGGCTTCCTTGGCCTTCTGCTGGCGGCTAATGAAGGCGCTCAGTGCGGCCCCGGCCACGGTCAGGGCGATGCCCCACGGCCCGCCGAGCAGGCTCATGACGCTGCTGCCGACGGCTTTGAATCCGGCGGTCTTCAGCTGCGCCTTGCTGGCTGTGGTGCCGAAGGCGGCCATCTGCTCGGATGCGCTCATGGACGATGCGCGGAACATCTGGAAGGCGGTCTGCGCGGATGCGAGCGCCGTCTTGACGCGTTGAATCGGGTCAATGGCCAGACCGATGTTGTTGGCCATCCTGCTGGTGCTGCCGTTGAGATTGCCCGCGGCCTTGTGCACCGCACCGAACACGCCAGCCAATGATGCCATGACCACGATGGTCTGCTGCGCTCCGGACGGCAAACCAGAGAACGTGTCAACCAGCGTATCCAAGCCCTGCACCATCTTGCGTAACGGGCCTTGAGCGCCCTCGCCGACGGAAATCATCAAGGATTCCATGGAGCCACTCAGATTCTCCAGATCGCCCTTGAGATTGTTGTTCTTCGCGGCCGCCTGCTCGGCGGCGTAGCCGCTTTCGGATACGGCCTTAGTCCACTTGTTGACGCCGGATTCGCCGGCCTCGTAAAGATAGTTCGCGGCCTTGATGGCATAGCTGCCGAAGATGGTCGCGTTCGCCTGGTTGCGCTGCTCGTCGGTCAAGCCTTTTTCGGCCTTCTGCAGTTGCCCTGCGAAGTTCGCCATACCGACGAAATGATGTTGGGCGTCATATGCGCTGATGCCCAATTCCTTCATCGTATTGGACGCTTCGGCGGACGGTGCGGCCAGCTTCATCAGCATGCTGTTCAGCTGGGTGCCGGCCTCGGCGCCGATGGTGCCATTCTGCGCGAACAGCGCCAGAACGCCGGTGGTCTCCTGCACGTTCATGCCGAAACTGTTCGCCTGCGCTCCGCAATTGTTCAATGCCTCGCCGAAATCGGAGACATTGCCGACGGCCTTGCCTGCGCCAGCCGCCAAAGTATCGGCCACCTGGGAAGCCTGAGACCCCTTCAAATGGAACATGCTCAACGCGTTGGCCATGTATTCGGCGGCATCCCCCACGGCCATTCCGTCGGACGCGGCCAGATTCAAAGCGCCAGACAAGCCGCCGGTGAGAATATCCGTGACGCTCATGCCGGCCTTGCCGAGATCGTTGATTGCATCGGCGGAATCCGAAGCGGAATAGACGGTGCTCGCGCCTGCCTCGATTGCTGCGGCACGCAGCTGGTCCATTTGGGCGCTGGTCGCGCCGGTGTTTGCCTGGACGGTGCTCATCTGCTGGTCGAAGTCTGCGGCCATCTTGACTGCGGCCACGCCGAACGCGGCCACGGCCAGCCCTGCGGCGGTCATGCCGCTGGCGATGAGCGCTGACTTGCGTCCGGTGTTCTCCATGCCCGAAGCAACCGTTTTCGCGGTGCTTCCGGCGCGGGTCATCGCCGCCTCATATGAGGCTGTGTCTGCCATCAATCGGATGACGATGTTCTTGTTCTCCGCCAAAGCATCCTCCAAAATGTCAGGTCAAATGCGCCACCAAGGCGTTCGCGGCCGGATTGTCCTTGCCGTTGGCCTCTGTCCAACGTTTCATGGCCTGCTGCATGTGCGCAGTGGCCCAGCAGACGCTGGTTTCGGCATGCAACGTAAGTTCACCCTTCGGGTCTTGGCAGATCGTGCGGGGCAAACCGCACAAGGGGCATAATGACCGTTCGTATTCCGCCAACGAGCGCATCCAATTGCGTTCAGTCTCGTCCCATTCGACCTCATCGCCCTTACGCGGACGCCAGCCCATGAAACGCTTATAGCTGATGCCGAGCTGGCGGCAGATGCGTAGGTCCTCGACTAGTTGTGGAGAACCTGCGAGGCGAGGTCGAATGCCGCTTTTGGGTCCGCTGCGGTGCCGTTCAGTTCGGCGATGGCCTGCCAGATCGGCGTGAACTGGCCATCGGTGAGTTCGTCGAACAGATTGCGCCACGACTGTTCGGTCTTGTCCTCGTCGGCCAGTGGCTTGCCGCCGATGGTCGCGGAATCAAGCATGAGCGGCAATGCCGCAGCGGCGGTGCCGAACATGTCGTTCGTGCCGTTGTCATTGCGGTGCGCGGCCAATGCCTGCGCCCACTTGCTTACCGGCAATGCCCGCAACGTAAGCTTCAACGTCTCCGCATCCGCCTGTTCGCGCAGCTCTTCGATGCGCCGCGCGGTGGCCTTCGCCTGCCGGTTCGTCCCAGCCTCCGTGATTTGCTCGCGCGTGGTCTCCTCGGCCAGCGCATCACCCAATCTGGCGATGTCCTCGGCGGTCTGCTGGTTGAGGATGACATCGACCTCACGCGTGCGCCTGACGACTTTAAGCATTGTTGTTCCTTCGCTCTAATATTCATGTTCCTTTGCCGGAAAAGAGAAAAGAGGGTCCCGCACCGGCGAAAGGGACGAAAGTCCGATGCGGGAAGAATCAATCAGGCGACCTTCACGTTCTCCGCCCAGCCGGGAGCACGGACGGAGAAATTGACCTTGCTGCGCAGCACGCTGTTCGCGGCGATCGCCATCTTGGCGCTCATGCCGATGCGGACCGCGTACACGTTCACAATGTCGCCGGCGGTAAAAGTCTTATCCGTCTGCTTGCCGTAGCGACGCACGAAATAGCCTTCCACGCCCTCGGCAAGCGTCTCCATGGCCGCGTTCTGCGTGGAATGCGACGTGTTGGTGTTGTCGATGACCTCGACGTTCGGACCGCTGATCTTCTTGCGTCCGGGATTCTCGTAATCCTGCGCGCTGTTCTCGCGCTGGTCGGAGATGGACTCCTGCGACGGAGTGCAGCTCCACCCGCCTAAGGTGATGTAGTTGGACAGGTCGGTACCTGCGTTGATCTCGGCGGCGGTCGGCTTCTGGATGTTTTTGATGGACGGCACCCAGATCGTGTTGACCAGACCGTCCGCCGGTGTGGAAGGAACTTCGGTTCCCAGAGTCAAAACCATGACTCCTCCTTAAATATTTTGGGTCACATGCGTGACCAGTTGAATTTGAAAGTCAGAAGACGGCACTGGTAAAGCAGCGCCGTATCCTCTGCGGTAAGTCCGGCCGCATAGGCGCCGGAATCGGAGAACAGCGTCAGACAGCCGGTGTCGAACCCCTGCGCGATGAACCGTTTGCCAGCAAGCCTCGGAATCATGAGGTCATCGGCCAGCACGTTGACGGAATCGGCCGTAGTGCTCACGATGCGCACCAGCAAAGTGCCGATGCCGCAATGCACCTGCTGCGTTTCGCCGACGATATGACCGTTGGTCGTGACCGTCTCAATCACCCACGGCGGCTTCTCCGTAGGCTTAGGCGCCGTCTGCCGGTACACGGCCCAGCCAGTCGCCGGCTTCGGAATATGGTCGAGAATCGTGTCGGTCAACGTCATGATCGACTTCATTCAGACCACCTCCACGGCGGCACGCGCCACGTATTCCGCAAGCTTCGGCAATTCTTCCTCGCCATGCTCGTAGAATCGGTGCGTTCCACCGCCCTTCGCGGTGCCGAAGAACGCGATGTTCGCGAGCGAACCCGCTCCGCCCTTGGTGGGGCCGATCTCGGCGGAGATGCGTCCGGGCGTCTCGCTCACCGTGTAGGTGATCGGGATACGCCTGAATGCGGCATTGCCGGAACCGTTCAGGTCGTCGCGAATCGAGTTCTTGACGTTCTGCGCGCCTTTCTTCACCGAAGCGGAGATCAAGGCGCGGCGAGCCACGCCCTTGGCGAGCAGCGCATCGCCGAAGCCCATCAGCTCGGATGCGTCAAACAGTCCGCTCATGAGTCCTCCTTCACATTCCAACGGCAGGCGGTGGCGTGCGTCTTCTCGCTTTGAGGTGAGACGAGCCTGAACCGCCTGCCGACGAGCAGCGGATTAGCGGATTCCGTGACTTCCACCACGTCACCGGCGCGAAGGCCCGGAGTGCCATATGGAAAATGCACATACAAAGACCAGACCAACGAGACGGCGCCCATGGCTTGGGCCGCGCTGCCTTCGGTCTGCTCGCTGGCGAGGCCGCCGCTGGTCTGCACCTTGCAGCTGCCTTCGTACACCTTCTCCTTGCCGGTGGTCGTCAGTCCCGTGTCCGGATCCGTTGTGGTGACTCCGGGGCGGGTGACGACGCATCGGTCGGTCATCAGGCATTCCGCGTTGGCTCTGGCCTTTGCGAGAAAGGATGCGCTGATTCTCATCGGAACACTCCAATCGAACTGACGTTCGCACCGAAGCGATTGCGCAGGCTGCGTCTGGTCGCTTCCGGCAATTCGGCCGCGTCGATCTGGGTGCCATCATGCGTATATCCGACCTGCGCGTCATCAAGCCTCTCGTAGGCGATGCCGGAGTGGGCGCCGGGGCCACCATCCGCGAGCTGATGCAATCCGGCGGCGACATACGAGCAGACCAATCTGACGATGTCCTCCGGCACGGGATCCCAGCCACCTTGGAAGGTGACCGTCACAGTCGACGGGATGCCGCCAAAGGGGCTCCACGGCTCCGCCCGGTAAAGCGATGAGCCGAAGAGCCTCCAGTCTTCGATCGGCCGACCATCGACCAGTACTTTGGACACGGCTCGCACCGCCCTGCATGGCAGGTCAAGTTTCCTCGACTGTTCGCCGGGCAGGTCGACGGTCCATTCGCCCATGGTGATCGGACAGCCGGCGGCGTCGCGCACGGCGGCGGATACGGAGTCGAGCAGGCTGAGCGCGACGGTGTTGTCCGACACGTCGATGCCGTACTTCCGCAGGTCCTGCAGTGTGGCCAAGGCGGTCATGTCAGCCTCCGATCAGACGGTCACTTGCCCTTCTTGCCGGTGTCTGCCTTATCGGCATCATCACCAGCGGTGTCGGACGTTTCGTCCACGACGGCCTGCGGGCCATCCTGCATAGAACGACCGGTGGAGGTGGAGAGGTTCAGTGTGATCTTGGTCAGGCACTCTGGACGGATGACCTTGGCGCCGTACAGGTCGAGGCCGCGCACCATGTCGGCGAAGTCGGTCTGCATGCGCATCGCCTCCACCTTGCTGACCTGCTGCGCGAAGGTCACGGCCGCGTTCGTGCCGGCGAGAATGGACTGGGTGTCCGGACTGGCGGACTTGCGCGGCACATTGTTGGACTTCACTACGGTGAAGCCGCGCACCTGTCCGACCACGCCGTTGAGCAGAGTATTATGGCCAGCTTCGGTGCCTTCGATGAAGCGGGAGTCCTGCAGCAGCAAGGCGTAGAAGTCTGGGCTGACGACGAGCCAGCGGCCCTCATCGGGAACGTTCTGCACGTCGAGCTTGCGTCCGGCTTCCACGACGGCGAGATACGCGTCTGCAGGGGTGCCGACGGCCACGGTCTTCGCCGGGGTGCCGACGGCCGTGTCCATGAGATTGGAGATATAGGTCTCCACGTTCTTCATCATGTTGTAGGCGGCGGAATTTGTGAACTTTCCGGTCAGATCGGCCTTGGCCTGAGTCTTGTCGAGGTCATTGACCTTGAAAGCGAAATAGTCGGACTTGTCGATCTTGAGCACGGCGGCTTCCTTATCCGTGACGTCATCGACGGTAATCGCTTTGCCGCGCACGTACTCGTGCACTGTCACGTCGTTGTATCCGGTGATGTGCACGGTGTCACCGGCCTCACGGATGTCGCCCTCGTAATCGCGGTTGCACAGGCTCGGGAAGACGAGCTTCGCGCGCAGGGCTTCGAGGATGGCGGCGGACCATACCTCGGGGATGAAATTGGTGATTGCCATTGCTGGCCTCCTTACTTACTGCGGCCTGCGAGCAGATCATTCAAACGGCCCTTGCGGCGCGCCTCGTCAATCTGCTTCGGGGTCATGTTCTTCAGATCGTCCCTGGTAAGCTGTCCCGTCTGATGATCGCCATCGCGGACGCCCGACGGTGGGATGATTCCCGCCAGGCCAGCATTGTTCCCGCCTTGCGCGAGATACGGGTGTGCCGTGACCAGGGCGTCGATCTTCTCGCCGATCGCCTGCTGGTCGTATCCTCCCTGATCGTCCGCGGTCAGGTCGGAGAAGTCGATGAGCTTCAATGCGTCGCTTGGATTGATGAGCTTGCCGGTCGCCGCGGCGGTGACGTTCGCCTGGAGCACCCGCTTCTGCAGGCCGGCGATGGTAGCCTGCGCGGAGTCGAATTCCTTGCCGCGCTGCTCCCAGTCGGCCACCTGCTTCTCAAGGTCGTCCACTCGGTCGGCCTTCTCACGGGCGGCCTTGAGCTTCGCTTCGAGGTCGGTGTTGACCTTCTTCTGGCCGAGGAACTTGTCGTGCCAGTCGATTGGCGGCTCCTGTGCGCCCTGGGCATTGGTGTTCGGATCCTGCTGCTGTCCATCTGACATGGTGTTTCCTTTCATTCGGTGTATTTTTCGCCGTTGCTGGAGAGCCACCGGCGATACGAGTTCTCGGCCTTTGCCAACACGTCCGGCGTGACCGGCTTGCCAGACTGGTAGGGATTGCGGCCGTCCAAAGCTGCCTCATAGCGGAGCCGCGCATTGAGCAGACGCTTCTGCGCCGCGGTCAGCTCCTCATGCCGCCCTTGGCGGTAGTCGTTGTTGTGAAGCCATTGGCTGCGGCGAAGCTCCGGCACCCGCTCTCGCCATTTGTCCGGCAGGATGTAGCCCTCGCGTTTCAGCAGCTCGATGGTCTGCTCGCGCGGGAGGTTGAAGCTGTAGATGCCTTCCGGCGTGAGCCTGCGCCGTTGCTTCTGGCCATATTCGTATTTTCGGATCATGCGGCTCCAGCCGTATCGACTGGTGCCTTCGGATGTGGTCATACTGATGTTGCCGCGTCCGACCGGCCGCATGCCTCGGTGCGCGTTGACGACCTGGTAGATGTCGGCGCCGTCTCTGATGGCCTGCGCGTCGGCGTGTCCGAAGAGCTCGTCCTGCTCCGCCTCGCTCATGCGGTTGAAGCGGTCCATCGGATCAGTGATCCAGCCTTGCTTCTCGGCCTTGTCCCTGCCCTTGCAGGGGATGGTCGTTCCATGGCATTTCGGATGCCGCAGGAAGTTCTGGCTATGCCGGAAGTATTTTCCGGCGAGGATGGCGCATCGTGGGCAGCAGTCGGGTGATTCGACGCGCACGTAGCCGACACCGGAACGCTGGGTGATGCTGACGCCCATCGCGCTGATGGATGTGTCCTCGATGGCCTGCATGGCCATCTGGCGGAGCGTCCGGCGTCCGGACCGCATGGCGTCTATCGGGTCAAGTCCTGATTTGATGGCCGACAATGTGTGCGTGACCGGAATGTCGAAATATGATTCGAGGTCGATGCCGCTCGGCGCGAAACCTGCCCCGAAGGCGAGTGGATTCGCGATGCCGCCATCGGGACGCACGTAATCGCCCTGTTCTGCGAGCATCGACGTGGACGAGTCCATCGCATCGCTCGCCGCACGCGCCTGCAGGGCTGCGAAGAGCGTGATGAAATCGACGTTTGTCCGATTCCAACTGTCACGCACCCGCAGCGGATCCACGCCCTTCCATGCCTTGTCCGCCGCCCTCACGGCCAGCAGGCATAGTCTGGCCAAAGTGTTCCGGCTGTCCGACAGGCTCTCCAGCGTCACCGTCATCAGATGCACCTCCGACCTTTAGGCTGCGTGCTATCTCGGCCATCTCAGGGTCATGGCTCTCGTCATCCACCATGCGCATGATGCGTTTGATGTCCTCCGGGCTCTGGCCCATCTGCTCGGCTATCCACTGCAATGGATAGCCGAGCTGCTTGTATTTGAGCATCGCGTCGGCCATCAATGCCTCGCTGCGGTATTGCGGTGTGGCGAACACGACCTTCGAATCATCGAGGATCCGGGCGGATTCCTCGTCGTCCTCAAGCATCATGGCCATCTCGCACAGTTCGCGCACCGGCTGGCGCATGAAGCTGATGCGCTCCAGCGTCTTGCTCACCAATCCAGCTTCGGCGACCTCGTAGCCGGTGGCCGGCACCTCGGCGTTCGTCAGCAGGTAATGCCCGGGCGTACGGGTTTCGGCCGCGATGTGCTCGACGGCCTTCTGGATGATCGGCAGAAAAGCCTGCAGGTTGCTGGCGGTCCACTCGCCAATCGACACATTATCGCCGGTGATCTGCATGATGCGCTCCATGACCTGCTTGTCCAGGTTCGCTGGGCGTTCGCCTACCTGCTCGCCGGTAACCTTATCGAAGACCGGCTCGGACAGCGAATCACCGCCGAGGATCACCCTCGCGGGCATGGACGCGAAATCCAAGGCGTTGAGCGTATACGCCCAGCAGACGTTGACGGCGTCCTGCATCGATTCGACCTGCTCCACATCGCTGATCGGCAGATCGTCCAAAAGCATCTGATTGCGGAATTCAACCAACGGGACTCGACCGAGAGGATTCACGCGCGCGGAGTCAGGCACGAACCGCCAGCCATCCACGCCGGGCGGCAGACGATTCCTCTCATCGTCGCCGCCCGCACGAACCCGCACCACATCGAAGACCATGTCCGGCAGCAGCAAAGTGCCGAACTCGTGCTCCTCGTCGTATCGGACCAGCAGCCCCGCATCGACATCGCCAGTGAGCGGGTCGTAGTGCACTGCCGCGCTGTCCGGATGCTCGAAGCTGATGCGCGCCCTGTTGTCCGGCATCGACGTGACCAGGCCGAACGCACGTCCGGTCGTGGTCATCATCAGCGCCGTCTCCTGCAGTTTGCGGTCGCAGTCGTTCCGTTCCCACACCCGCATCACATGCGAATCCAATTCGCGATCATCATACGGAATGAATCCCCTGAAATGAATGCGCTCGACCGGTGCCTGCGCGACCGGCAGACACCAGTTGTCGGCGAAGCCGCTGAACCGGTCGGCCATATAGCGTTTGAACTCGTCGGACGCGAACTTCAAGGTGCCGCGTTTGCCGCGAACATAATCCGTATGCTTCCTGATGTCCGGCCGACGGTTCTCGATCTTCAGAGCGAGCAGATTCGCCATGCGATTCACGTCATCGGCGGTACGAATCATCTCTAGAACCCCCTCGTGGTGGAGCCTGTAAGCAGGTACGCCTTGCGTTTCCTGCCCCAGCCAGCGGCACGCGCGTCGCAAGCCGCCTCATGGGCGAGCACGCTTGTCACAGCCGCATCGATTTTCCTTGTCTGCTTCGGCTTGCCCAAACCGTAACGCTCGCCCGATTTGGCGAATCTGCGCGCATTGCGCATGTGTGTGATAGTGATCGGACACCCGTCATGCGCGATCGCATGATGCTGCAGGTCGGATTCGAAGCGTTTCAACGCCTCCCAAACCGCGGTGATGCGGCTCGACCCGCTCATCGCCCAGGGAATGAATTTCTTCGGACCGTACCTCGTGTCCCACGCCTCGATCTGCGATTCCCACGACACCTCGTCGCGGAAACCCGGATCGCAATAGGCGCGAATAACCTTGTATCGTTCGTTGAGCTCGTCCATGGCGGCATTGACCTCGCTGCGAGGAATGCGCCCTCCCCACGTTTTAGGATTCCAAATCGTCGGACGGCGATCCTCGCCGTACCGTGGCGTGAAGATAAAACCCTCGCGCGTCTCGGCCTTGATGCACGTCCAATCGTCGTTCTCAGATCCGTCGAATCCAAGACACACCTCGGTGCCTTTCGGCGGGTTCTCAAGCCAAAGCTCATGTTCCTGCATAGCAGCTCTCCCAGAGTCCATCATCGAGCCATGCTCCACCGCCCTGCACCATTCGGTTGCCGAAGAAGCGTTCCGCCTGCGCGGGATCCTTCTCCATCAGCGCCTCAGCCTCCGCCTCGACGGAATCCAAAGGCACCCACGGGCTTCCGGCGTAGACCCATTCGAGGATCCGGCGACGTTCGCGCCGGTTGTTGAAGCTGTATGGCGTGCCGTCCTTGTGCCGCAGGTCCGGGTTCAAATCGGGGTTGCGGTAGAAGATCCAAACATCTGATGCCGATGTCTCGAACTGCTGTTGCGCGTAGGAGTTCTCGCCGGGATCGTATGCGTTTGTCCAGAAGTGCGTGCGCCCACCCATACCAGCCGCGCCACGGCGTTGCGTGTCGGCAACGTCGAGCATGCCATTCGACTTGGTGTACAGGCCGGCCTCGTCCTGCTCGGCATCCGAAATTGGATTGCCCAGGCGTGAAGTCGCCGAGGCCGTCACCACATCGATGCGGTCTAGGTCAAGATCGTCATCGTCCAGATTGATTCCAGGACGCAGGATGCGGATGAACCCCTCGCGCACCTTGAGCAGCTGCTTCAATGGTCCAAGCCGGATCATCGCGACCAACGGCCGGTAGGCGTTGCGCACCTGGTCCTCGGAGTTCGCGGTCAGCTGTATCAGCGGCGATGGATGGCGCATGCCCTTCGGCTCGCCCGGATTGTAATGGTAGACCCATCCGCAAGGGCAGCCGTTGTCGGAGCAGCGGTACACGTCGCCGGGCTTCGCCCAACCGGCGAACACGACCGGACCGCAGGCTTCGAGGATGGCGCATGAGGCTTCGGTCGGCCCCTTGCCTGTCTTCTGCGGGCCAATGCAGCCGGTCAGACGGTATTGGAAGGCTTGGTTGAGAACCAGTGGATTGTCCACCGTGACCTCTTCGGGCGGGATGAATTCCGCGTCCTCGCGCACCCTCCAGCGGTGTGCGGCGTACCAGAACTGCCAATCTGACCAGCAGAAGGGCTTGCCGCGGAGAATACCGTCTGGCTGGCGCACGTGACGCCGAACCCACGCATCCTGCAGGTCTGCGAGCGTCGGGAAGTCGATGATCCAATCGTCGGCCATGTCACGCCCTCAAACGGCGCGGGAACTGCACGATCTTGGTGTCCATGCCGCTCTCGGATGCCTCCGCGTCCGTGGCCGGCACCTCGTGGGCGGCCATGTCGACGTTGTCCTCGGAGATCTTCCAGCCGAGCGCCTGCAATCCGGCCTCGGACAGGCCTATCCGGTCCTCGAGCCTGATCTTCACGGCCACGTCAGCCGCCTTGGCCGACGGGCTCTCGCACACCACGCATTCGCGGACATACGAGGCGATCTGGTAATGCAGATACTTCAGCTGTGGCTGTTTCCACGCGCGCGCCTGCGGCAGCCGCCACAACTGCCCCCACAGCTCAGACTCACGCTCGTTCCACGATTCCGAACCGGCCCTATCCTCGACCCATTCCTGCGAGTCCTTGTCGAAATCACGGAGCACATACGGCGGAAGTGGGAACTTCGGCGGACGGCCCTTGTATTCGGTGTTCGGCAGGCTGCGCAGGGTGTATCCCCTGCGTTCGCTGGCACCGCTCGACGGATCTGGCATCGGGCCAGACCTGACGCGTTTTCCTCCTCTTGGCATGGCTCCTCCATCGTCGGACGGCCTTGCGCCGTTCCTTCGCTGTGGGATGCAGGGCCTTTCGCCCGCCCCCTCTGAAACTTTTGAACTCTCCGCACCTCGGAGACAGCTCTCCGGCGGTTCCGTTACCCAAACTGTTAGGGGGTATCCCCGTGGGTGTTTTGACGGTTTGCTTCCGTTTGTTTTGCAACGGTTTTTTGTTTGACTCGCTTGATGCTGCGATGAGTCGCGAATCGAATCGAAAAGACTTGGTCGTTTTCGTCTTTCGTGTCGTTCGACGTGAGCGGCTGGCGTCGTCGGCTTGGCTTCGATGGAATGTTTTGTTTTGGTGCCGAAGCCTGTGTGTGTCAGCTGAGGTTTTGTCTGTTGTTGAAGCCCGAAGGTTTCGTCCTTGCGGTCTTGCTGTCGTGGCAGCGCTTGCACAGGCCGCGCATGCGTTGCGGGTCGTTGGGGTCCAGGCCTGCTTCGACGAGCTCGATGCGTTCGATCGGCCAATGGTCGGCAATGGTGCTGGGGGCACCGCATAGGCCATGGTGCCTTCCGCATCCGTCCGGCCCGTCGCCGGGACAGACGCACCGCGGGTCCCTTGCCAGCACGCGGGCGCGTGCGAGGCGATGCGCTTTCGACGTGTATGGATTGCGGCCTCGTGTCCGGCGCTTGTCTTTGGCTTTCCTGCATTCGTCGCACAGCGAGCCGGAGGAGACCAGGTGTGGGCAACCGGAGGTGGAGCATACCTTGTACATCAATCCACTCCCCACATCGGTAAGAAGTGTCCGGCATGTCCTGGGTACGTCACCCGCGAAGTTCCCCAGACCAGCCTCAGCCATTTATGGGCTACCGGTGTGACTGGTGTCGCCGCATATGTCGGCGTCCTTTTCGCATCGGCCCCAAGGGTTTTCGCGAGGCTCCATGCCGGACAGAGTTGATTATAGCGAATGCAGCTGGATATGAATAATGGTCCAACCGTTTCCGGCTGAACCATTTTACTACTGTACGGTAGTATAGCATTTCAACGGTGACAGTCAAGTAGTGCGGCCAACTCGCCGAGGTTGAACGTGTACTGCCGCTTGGTGTTTGTCGGCGTGGCGTGGGTGAGTTTGCCGCGTTTGAGCCATTGGCTGATGAGGTTGCGTGATACGGTCAACCCGTAGCGTTTGAGTTCTTTTGCCGCGTCGCTTGGTGTGCCGGTGATTTGCATTTGCCATAGTCTTTCGTCTCGGGCTGCTTTGATTGCTGGCGCGGCCCATTCCCTGTGGCAGCCTTGGCATGTGACCGATTCTGCTTCTGGCGTGCCGGTGAGCATGTTGTCGCATTTTGGGCAGGTGCCGAGGATTATGAGCTCTTCTTCCGGGGTCAGCGCTTGTTCGTTGCGCCGGATGATTCGCTGCAGTGCCTTGTAATCGTCTGCTGCTGTGCTCATGTTGAGGACGGTGTGCCGGTTGCTGATGATGGCATACCATGCTTTCCGCCAATCGAATCCAGCGTATGCCGCTCTGATTTTGCCTGCCTGTTCGGCCAACCATGCTTCGCTGTCTGCGATGAGGTCTTGCGCGTGGGTGTCGATGGGCAGTGGCGCGTTGCCTTTGTTTGGCGTGTGTGCCGAGGTGCCGATGTGCGCCTGACGGAGCATGATGCTTCGCAGGGCGGGCAGTTGGACGTGTCCGAGCTGGTGGATCAGCTGCCAGTAGGTTTCACGGCAGTTTGCGCAGAGCATGTTCGCCGCCGCCGGTTTCATTGGCCTGCGGCAGTGCTGGCAGTCGGTCAAAGTCGAGTCTCCTTGTCGTACTGGTGAATGATGGCCGCGACTTCCGCTTTCGGCACTTGCGGCACGAGCGGCGCGATTTCGTCGAGCGCATAGCCTGCCTGATGCCATTTGACGATCATGTCCATGAGGGTTTTCTTCACTTTCATTTCGTTTCCTTCCTTGTCCTGGCTGTGAATGCGGCCAGTCCGGTCTCGGCATGGAACACCTTGACCGGCTCGCCAGTCCTCAAGGACACGGCCTGCGCGTAGTCGCCAGCATCGTCGATGTTCTCGAACGTTCTGACGCCTTCCTGAGTGACGACGTTGTAGCTCATCTTGCCGGCTCCTTGTCCGCTCCGCTCACATGGCTCCAGTCGCATGACAGGCCGCCCCTCTGGTAGTCCGCGTAGACGACGCAGACCACTTGCCTCGTGTCGGACAGCGTGACGATGCATTCCTTGATGTCGTCGCTGGACCTTTTGGAGCATGTGGTGCCGGTGGCGGCGATGGCGTGGGCCGTGGTCGACGTCTTGGACGCGCTCCCGCATCCCGCGAGCGCGAGGAGGAATACCGGTGTGAGCAGGAACATGATGATGGCGGTCAGGCCGATGCCGGCGGGCGCGAGTGGTTTGCGTTTTCTCATTTCGAGTGTTTCCTTCCTTGTCTGGCGGTTGACGTTGTCACTTATTTTTGGACTCCTTAATCGATGATGAATATGATGATCGGGGCGACGCACAGGCAGACGGTCAACGCGATGCCGAACGCGATTTCGAACGGGTTGCGTTTCATTCGATGGTCTCCTTGTATGGGTTTTCGCTTGTGTGTGGCGGGAAGTCGCATTCCTGGTCTTTCCACCCGGCGGCGTAACCTTCCTGCCATGCCTTGCGGCGTTCGTGTTCCAACCATTCCAAGCTGCACATGGTTACCTGTTCGTTGTGTCTCATGATTTCTCCTTGTTGAGTTGTTTCGCCATCTGGCAGGCTCGTTGGTCTGGCGTGGCGGTTTCCTTGTTGCGTCCGAGCGCCTGTAGCACGTGTTCGCACTGCCACGTGTGTATGTGTCGTTTCGACGGTGGGATGCCGCTCATGTTGGCGCGGCGTTGGCACCAGCCTTTCCACAGGCGCGTCCAGTCGGCTATCGTGCGGGTTTCGCCGTGATGGTGTTGCATGAACGCTCCCCATGCGTCGGTGAGGTCGAGGTTGGGGTATTGGCGGCTGATCTGTCGGTCGGCTTCCGGCCTGCCGGTTTCCAGGTATTCGTCTGCGCTGGTTTCTTTGGAGAAAGAAGAAGAATATTCTTCTTTCTCTTTCTTTTGGGTTCTGGTGTTCTGGTGTTCTGGTGTTTGTCCCGATTCTGTTTCGATTCTGCCGGCAGTCTGCGCACTTTCTGCCGGCAGACTTTCGGCAGAATACCGCTCACGCTCACGCTTGCGTTTGGCCATGACCTGCTGACGGCTCCGGTTGTGCTCAAGATAATCGTGGATAACATAGCCGCCATCCACGCTCTCGATCAATCCGACCTGCTGCAATGCGTCAAGCTCCTGCACGGTGATGTCGAGCACGAATTCCGCAGTATCATCGTCCACGTAACCGTCCGTGAGATTGTCACCGCAGTAGGAAAGCATGACGACGAATGCGCTGATGGCAGAGGGCATGGTACGGCGCAGACGGCGCACCTTACGGTTAAGGTAGAAGCCGTTCGCCAACTGCACGTAGCCGCGTCTAGCCATCGCCTAATCTCCTCTTGTGATTCCGTTGTATTCCATCCAGATGGCTTCCTGCCGTGGCGTGCTGCATGGAAGGCCGTCGAAGTTGAGGTTCGCCCAACCGCTGCCGACGTGCGGCTGGGCCATGATGTCCAATGCTTCCGCGAGCTCCACCAAGTCCGGTGGTGGCGTGAGAAGAATCCCGACATCTTCCATCACATGCTCCCGAATCGCCTGTAGAATTCGCTGTCGGTCATGCCATACAGCGGATCCATACCAGTCGGTTTGCGCGCGGACAGCCGGTAGCCGCAGTACGGGCATGTGACGTAATATGTGCCGACAACCTCTCCGCAGTGGGCGCATTCCACGTATCGGATCGTCTTACTCATTCGGTTACCGCCTTCCGTGCGATTTCGAGCATTGCCTTGGCCTGTCTGATATATTCCGCATGGAAGCCGGGAATCTCACCGGCATAATTCCATGCGTCATCCTCGTCTTTCGCCGCGTAGCTATCGACGCCATCCCATTTGCAGCTGTTCCAGCAGAGCCGTTTCGCTACGGCCTCAATCTCAACGGCAGTTGGTGGAGCGGAACGTCCGGCCATGTACGCTGTACCGGCAAGCTCCCGAACCGTCTGAAAAGTCAAATCATCATCCATGCCACGCTCGTAAGCGTTGGCCTCGTCAAGCATGATGCTCAATTCGTCCTCTTTCCGTTCGCTTTGACCATTGCCCAGAGGATTTCGCTTGCCGGACGCCGCCGGTATGACAGGTCGTGGTTGGACTGCACGTGGCCGAGAATCAGTTTCGAGCCGGTCGAATCGGGGGTAAGGATCGCGTTCACGCGCTCCGGCACCATCTTCTGCCATACGATCTCGTCGCACAGTTCCTTCGTGCAGACTAGGTAGTTCTGGTCGCCGTAGAACGTCAGGCCGTTGCCGCTGGTGAAGTCGGCCATGCATGACTTGACCTCGTAGAACCCGAAGCAGCCTTTCTCCACGCTTGCGGGCACTGGCTCGCCGTTGATGTTCAATGGCTTGAAGCCCACGTAATCCACTCGCCGCTCTTCAGGCGTACCGCGGTCGAAATTAACCTCGCTCGCCCAGAACGCGGTCTGATTCCTCAGACGCTTCTCTACCAGCTTGGACAGCATGGCGGTGGTTTCAGCCCTGCTCATTCCGTGTCCTCGCTTTGGTCGGTCTTCTTGTCGAATTTCGGGGAGAATATCGAGTCGGCATTGCCTAGCATCTCCCTGCAATGCTTGTATGCCTCGTCGTATGCTTCGAGACGGCCAAGAGCCACGTCATCAATCCATGACGTGTACTGCTTGTACACCAGTTCCTCACGAGCCTCACGACCCTTCTCGCTAAGCCAATGAGCGAACTCGTACAGGGCTTCGTCACGATCTTTTGACATCATTCCTCGCTTTGATTTGGCACTTCGGACGGCATGGAGCCGGAATAGCCGAGCATGGAACGGCAAAGCTCTAGCATTTCATGGAATGCGTTAACTTGGCCGTCATAGAAGTCTCGGTCGCTCTTTCTGCGGACATCGAATCTGGAAAGTCCGGCTTCATGACAGCGACTTTTCGCCCAGTCGATGATCTCGTTGAGCGTCTTGTCTTTCTCGGTTATGTTCGTAGCCATGGTTAGTGTTCTTCCTCTTCGATTCGGATGGTGATTCGGTACCAGCCTTTTCGGATGCTTGGTTCTCCACCTCGGTAGTCGGGGCCGATGATGTGTTTTGAGTCATCGTCGGGCCAGAAGCCGGTATCGGTGAGCGCGTCAAGGATGGCTTTGACCATGGGCGCCGCGTTCTCCGGGTCGAAGCGCCCGTGGGTCAATGGGTGGATGATCGCGGTGACGTGCACTGGGAAGTGTTGTGGCCTGCGGTGGCCGTTTTGGAGCCAGAATCTGGCGAATGCCATGGCACGCTGTTTGACTGCGCTTGTGTGCGCGAATTTCACTCGCCAGTGGCCGCGACGGTTTTGCGTCCACCATTCGTCCCGTGGAATGTCCACGACGAATTCCTGCATCATTCCTACTCTTCCTCGGCTTCGATTTCACATTCGGGGCATGGGATGGGGCGCGCCGGATACAGCGCGCACCCATGCTGCGGACATACCGGTTCCACGTCCGGCGGTTCAATCCATTCGCGCATCAGAATTCAGGCTCTACTGGCGCAGCCCACGGGTCGGCTCCCTGCGACTGCTGTTGTGCCTGCTGCGGCTGCTGCTGATAGCCGCCACCATTGGCGTTGCCGCCCTGGTATCCGCCTGACTGCATCTTCTGCACCTGAGCCGTCGCATAACGCAGGGACGGGCCGATCTCGTCCACCTGCAATTCGATGACCGTGCGGTTGGAACCGTCCTGCGCCTGATAGGAACGCTGCTGCAAACGACCCTGCGCGATCACACGCATGCCCTTCGCAAGGCTCTGCGCGCAATGAGTGGCGAGGTCACGCCAAGCGGAGCAGCGCATGAACAAAGCCTGACCGTCTTCGAGCTGGTTCGTATTACGGTTCCAGGAACGCGGCGTGCTGGCGATCGTGAAGCTGGCAACGGATGCGCCGCTGCTAGTGGTACGAATCTCCGGATCGGCGGTCAGATTCCCGACGATCGTGATAACGGTTTCTCCGGCCATCACTCAGCCTCCTTCACGTCGGCTTCGGTATCCTCCGGCGTATCCGCTTCCATGACCTCGGCGGTCACGTCATCAGTCGCATCGGAGGTGATTACCGGTTGGAACACGTCGCTGTAATCCGGCGTGGTTTCGTCAACGCTCGCGGCTTTCTTCGCTTCGATGCTGACCGGCATGTACTTGAAACTGCGGCGGATGATGGTCTTCTTCGCCATCTCCACGAAGTTCTTCGCCCACGGTCCGGTGATCTGTCGGCTGCGATTGCGTGGCGCGTACTTCTCGCGGTATTCGAGCAGGTCACGTTTCGACATGTAGTCGGCGTATCGTCCGCCGTTCGGCAGTTGGACGCTGAGATACACGAATTTCAGCTTGTCCTCGCTATGGTCGGCGTCCACGTTCACCTCGTCTGGGCATTCGATGGTCGGTACGCCGTTCTCGTCAAGCTTCAGCTTGATGTTGTCATCCTCGTAGACGGCTCTCGGCTGCGCGTAGATTCCACTGTTCTCCAATAGTTTCAGCATGCCCTTGTAGCCGATGACGAACGTGGCCTGCTTCTCCCCGTTCGCATAGTTTTTGTTGCTGTAGGGAAGGATGTATGCCTGTCCCAAGCCGTCAACGTCGGACGGGCGCAAGCCCAGGGCGGCGCACTGCATGAAGCAGGAAAGGACGCTGACCGGCGTGCAGTCCGCCAATGCGGGAGTGCGGTTGATGCTGCTGATGCACATCTGCAGCAATGCCTCGCTGTCGAGGTTGCCGCCGATGACGCGTGCGATCTGCGGCCATGAATGCTCCACAAGCTGCTTGAGCTTGCCCTTCGGATTGAGGGGCTGCAACTGCTGTCCCTGTGCCTGCTGTGCGATTGCTCCCATGATTATTGCTCCTTTTCTTCGGTGGCTTTGAATGCGAATTTGCGGTATGTGGCGGCTTTGACGGTGTATTCCTTGCGGGTCGTCGGCTTGTAGGTGGCTTGGAGGTTGCCGCAGCGCACGCCCGTATGCGAGCCGATGCGCAGGATGATCTGCTCCTGCAGCTCCTTTTGAGTGGCCTTCAGGTCATTCAGCATTCTGATGGCGCTCTCGTATCTTGCGAGCAGGTTGTACAGGTAATCGTCGGCGCTTTCGTCCACGATGTCCGGCGTCGGCTCGGGGAACGCCTTCTGCACGTCCACTCCGGTCAACTGCGGTGGAGTGTCAGAAGTGACGAAACGCCAGAAGTCGACTGCGGCTTCGTCTATCGCGCCCATATCCTCCACGTCGGCTTCGAACGGTATCTCCACCGGCTCGTCGTCTCCGATGGCCACGTACACGTAGCCCCACGTCCATCCCGTTACAAGCGCGTAGAATTCGACTTGAGCCAGGTAGTATGGCGGGATTCGGAGGTTGCCGTCCTCGTCATGCCAGTCCCCCGCTCGACGGCTGCTCGCCGTTTTGATTTCGAGGATTCCAAAGCTTCCGTCCTTCCCTTGCAGGATGCCGTCAAGGGAAGCCCTCAGATAGGGCTTTTCGCGGCTGATGAATTGCTTGTCGGTGCCGTCCGTGACGAGCATTTCCGGATGATTGGCGCGGAAACGCTTACGAAGCTCGTTCTCCAGGGCATTGCCACGGATGACGGCCCACTTGTCCGAAATGTCCTCCGGTTCCACGCGACCGGTCTTCTCAAGCCACAAATCGTAAGGCGTTTTGAAAGCGTTAAGGCCGAGGATAGTGCTCATATCGCTTCCGCCCACGCCGGCCTTCCTGCTTTTCAGCCACGCGAGATGACGTTCCGTCTTCTTGCACTGTCGGAACCGTTCGATCGTGTAACGTTCCGTGTCCTTGAGTGGGATACGTTTCATTCCTTCGCCACCTTCATTTCCTGGACTTCACCGTTAAAAAAATCGATGATGAGATTGCAGATGGCAGGTGCCGACGTTTTGAGCGCGGTTTTTTCCTCTTCGCTTTCGCCTTTGATGGCGAAAACGCCATCCTTGCCGTTGAACTTGAGTCTCATTTCGCCGTGTCCTTGCTGTAGTTGGCTTTCAGGTCCATGAGTTCGCCGTTGAGGAGTTTTGTGGCGAATCCGTAGACGACTTTGTCGTTGGTCTGGAACGCGGTTTTCTGCAGAGCGCTGATGGCGTCGTAGATGTAGACCAGCGCGTCCGTGATGGCGGCGCGTGTATGCTCGCGCTCTTTTTCCGGTGCCATCTCCGCAGTGGGGAGTTTCGCTGTGATGATGTCGGTTGCTGCGATTTTCGATTCGGTGACGTTGTCCGCTGTGATTTTCGATGTGGTGGTCATGGTTTCTTTCTTCTTTCCGGTTGTGGAGTTTTTCCGTGTTGTCTTGCGTGGTGAATGCTGGTTGAAGGCCGGCAGCAGTCCCTCCTTGCGGAGTTGACCGAGAATGTTGCCGACGGTTTTCGGGCTCAGGCCGAGCGCTTCGGCTGTTTCCTTGCCGCCGAACGGCTGGCCTTGGTCGATGCGTTTCCTGCAGTGCGCGAGGATTAAGTCTCGTTTCGACGGCGCTTCCGGTTTCTCCGGCAGTCCCTGCGTGAGGAGTCCGGCCTTGCGCAACGCCCGCATTTCGTGGATATTGAGTCCCGCTTCGCCCGACTCGTCGTAGATTCTCTTCAGTTCGGCGAGCTCGTCGGCTGTGTATTCGTGTTTCAACGTGTTCCTTTCCTGAGTCTTTCGATCAATCGCCTGTTTTTGCGGATGAAAGCGTCCACGTCGATTCCCCGCTGCGTGAGGGTCGGCTTGCTGGTATCGACGCGTGCTTTCCCGTCGCTTGTGACGGTCGGACTGCTTGTAACCCGTGAGCCGGAACGAGCATGCCGTTTTTTCATCTCGCCACCGTCCTCCGGTATTCGTGCGCCGAAGCCCACCGTTCGGCCACGGCGCGTTGGTATCTGACTTTGCGCCTGTCCTGATGTCCTCCGGGCGGTTCCACGCCGATTTTCAAGTACGGCGGGCCTTTGCCGGTACTCCGCCAGTTGGCGAGCGTGCGCACGCTCATGCCAAGCATGGCGGCCAGTTCGGTTGGCGTGAGCAGATCGGTCATGGCCTGCCGTCCCGAATGTCGCCCATCGGGTCGATGCGGAGGCCGTCGAGCATTTCCACGGCGTCGCCGCCGCTGCGTTCGAGGTGACGTTTGAGCGCCTTGTCGATGACCTGGCATGCGGTTCGGGCGGCAAGCGCGGTGGCCTCGCCGAGTCTGTTGCCGGGCAGGGTGACGCTGATCAGGCCGCCGTCCAGCGGCATGTCAAGTGCGGCGACGAACATTGGGTCGGATTCAGGGTTATCGGGGTCGATGTCGACGCAGAGCACCCATTTTGCCGACTGTGGTTTGTTTTCGTCCATGGTGTGGTTTCCTTTGCTTGTTGCCGTTGTGTGCCCCGTCCTGACGAGTGGATGGGGCTGAGTGGCTGGCATTGGAGTCGAACCAGTGCCGTCCTTGGATTCCGAGCGCCCCTTTGACTGTTGGAACGCGAGACCTGAACTCGTTCGCGGTCGGTGGCGTGGCCGACGGCGATGGAAGCCGTCAGGCGGACTTGAAAGGGTCTGCAAGCACCGGAATGCCTGCTTCTTGATAGTTAGAGAGAAGAAGATTGGAATCCGTGGACGGGCGAACCGTCGCCCAGCCGAATGCGCCGACAGTGTATGTGAAGCAGGATGTGGTCGGCGCGTGGATAATAATCGATATTCAGTTATGGTTCCCGCCAGCCGACGGTGAACGTGGATGTCCGCGAAAACGTCCCAATTGGTTTGTTTTGTTGGACTGTCGGCTTGTGGGAAGTCTTAGTTGCGTGGGGCGAACCGCACGGTCAGCCATAGGCCGGTCAGAATGTAGATGACGCTCACAAGGACGGTGGCCGTCTGCGAGTCCGCCGTCCGCCAAGTGAACAGCAGTGTCATGCTGCTCACGAATCCGATGACGGCGGCTGCGAACTTCAGACGGCGGAGCGTGTAGTTCGGTTTCGTGTTCTCCGCCTGTCCGACTTCGGGCTTGCTGTCGTGGCCGGTCATTTGGTTTCCTCCATTTCCTTGAGGATTCGCCCGCATTCGCGGCGGACGCGTTGCACTTCTGTTTTGCTTAGGGTGAAGCAGTCTTGGCCGGTCGATGTGCAGAAGACCATTCGCGCCATCGGTCTGCCGTCCTGGGCGGTGAAGGACTGCATCTTGAATCCGCCGTCGTCCATCCAGCTCATCTCGTTGCTCCGATCTTGTTGGAGAGGTTGTAGGCGATGTCTTCGATTTCCGCCGAAGTGAAGTCCGCGAGGGTGATGTCTTGGATGCCGTCCACGAGACTGGCACTGCCGTCCTCATGGAGGCGGATGTAGAAGCCGCTTGATGCGAGCAGCAGGCATCCGGTCTCGTGGATTGTCGGCGGTTTCGGCGGATTCAACAGTTGTTGCTGGCTCATGTTCGGCGTTCCTTTAGGCTTTGAATTGTTTGATGCTGTCGATCGGTTGGATGAGGAGCATGACGAGGTTTTCGGGTTCCATGTCGAGCATGGATGCCGCTTTTTCGATTTCGTCCGTCGAGAGTGGCGTGTGGCCTTTGAGCCTGTTGTTTACGGCTCTTATTTCGAGGCCCCATGCTTTTGCTAGGTCTTTCGGTGTCTTGTCGTGTCTTGCGAGTTCCGCTTTGAGGTTTCTGGTGGCTGTTTCCGTCAGACCGGCCATTCATCCTCCTCGATTCCCTGTTTGGTGAGGCAGGCGCGCCAGTCGTGCCAGCCGGGGCCGCGCATGTGGCCGCACGGGTAGTGGTCGGGGGTCTTGGTCTTCTTGGTGCTCAACATCTCGTTTTTCCTTTCGACGTTTTTAATCTATGCAAATTCGTAGATTTATACTATGAATTTGCATAGTTCTTTACAATTTGCACACAATGACTACGTAATTGGCTATACTGGAGGCATGGGTATGAAAGCAAACGAAGTGACCACATTCGCAAAACAGGTCATGCGAGAGTGCGTCAGACTCCAAAAGCAAAGCGGCATGACCATCAAGGAATTCACCAAGGCCTGCGGCTTCGGCGAGGACTACTGGTACAAACGGCAGAACTTCACGCGCCCGCTCAACTTGAGTGACCTGGAACGCATCAGCGAAGTGACCGGCGTATCCATCGGAGACATCGTGATGGACTCCAAACGCCATGCCGTCGAAGCCGCCGAGAGGAAAGCGCAGGCAGGCGGTTATGGTCTTGCCGCCTATGACGCCGCTGGCAAGCAGGAGGCCATCAATGGAGAGGCTGGGCCGGATTACGACGAGCCTGCCTGACCTGCCAATCGACCGGCGCATGACATACGGGGCCATGCGCCGCGCCATCATCGGCCTGCCAGTCACCGTATCCAGCGCCATCCTGCCGGACGGACTATGGGGCTGCTACGACGCATCCAACAGCGTGATACTCATTGACAGGCGCCTTACCTACACGGCGAAAAGATGCGTGCTCACGCATGAGCTGCTGCACTGGAAGCATGGTGACGATGGTTGTGCGAACGATCGTTCGAAGCAGGAACGCCGCTGCCGCACGCAGACAGCGCTCCTATTGGTCAACCCCGCCGAACTCGCACTACTCGAACGCATGTACGAGTACGAATGGCAGATCGCCAACGAACTCGACATAACGACACAAGTCCTCGAAGACTACCGGAGCACGCTCGCATCGGCGTAGAATCGGCTACAATCCCCCTTGTTTGGCGGAAAGAGAGAAGGAACCAATGAGAATCAGACAGAACAATGCGATGCTGGTCAAGCTCAAGGCATGGCTCGGCAAGGACGTGAAAGTGAAGTCGGCGGTCTGCTCCGGCATCGCCGCCGTATGTGCAGTGGCGTTGGCCGTCGGAGCGGCCACCTATGCCGCCAGCGTCCATTCCGCCGCGGTCAAGGAAGCCGCCGAGACGATCGAAGCCGACAATGCCGACTATTCGAAGCTGATAGACGAATACAACAAGCTTGTGGACGAATACAACTCACTGTCGGATGATTACGACACCGCAACGGAGACGATAGACAAGGCTGACGGCATGAAGGCCGACATAAAGAAGATGGAGGCCACGCGGGACAATTTGCAGGCGCAAATCGAATCGTTGACCGGTCAGGTCGATAACGCCAAGAGGACCAGCGCTTCCGATGGCGTGTGGCAGGTCGGCAAGGACATCGACGCCGGAACGTATCGCGCGAACAATTCCGTGACGGACCGCTGTTACTGGGAGGTCTCCGTAGGCGACGACATCGTGCAGAACGACATACCAGGCGGCGGCTATCCGCAGGTGACGGTGAGCGATGGACAACAGTTCAAGCTCCAGAATTGCGGCACGTTCACCAAACAGTGACGCTCTCTTCCATTTTGCCCCACATTTGTGGGGCTTTTCTTATATGCGCTTATATTTAAGCCGGTGAGCATGGAATGTGGGCAAGCGTTGATTTTCTAGCACTCTTTTATTCAATCCAGCGCACTGCGCTGTATGAAAGAATGAAAATAATGTTACATATGCATATATGTATATTTCATGTTTACAAGTTAGTATTTTCCACTTGCAAGGTTAATATGCACCCTTGTTTACAACACGCCATACACACATGTTTGCAAGTTAGCATATCTGTCTCTTATACACATCTCCGAGCCCACGAGACTAGCGCTCATCT